TGTCACTTTATATGATGTAAATCAAAACGAATATTATAACGTCAACAAAGTTTTAAAAGAAGATCCATTTATAGAAATATGGGGGGAAGATTTTAAAACTATGGATGACGCAAAAAAAGCTATAGATAATGGAGCTATAGGTTAATGGATGATTATGCTTATAATCTTACAGCTATAGCTACGCATTTAAAAGAATTAGCTATCTCTATATCTAAGAAATTAGATATAAGTTTAGATGATGCTTGGGATTTATGTATAGAAAAACTTGAAACTAAGTTTTTAAATATGCAAAAAAATGATAATAATGATAAACAAATACAAGATCGTATTAAAAAAACTTTATTTAATGATGATTGTTTAATGGGGGAAAAATGATTAAATGCCCTAGTTGTGAAAGTACATCTAACCAGGTAACTATTACACGTACTGGTAGAGGTGCTAATGAGATTAGAACCGATCTAAACTATACCTATAGACGTAGGAAGTGTTTAAATTGTGGTTTTATGTTCTCTACACGTGAGATAAGCGAAGAAGAATATAAAAAGGATCTACATTATTATCACTTAAATGAATTAGTTAAGTTATCAGTAGAGGAAAATGAATAATTCATACATTGAAGCTAGAAAAAAAGCTATTGGCAGTCGTATTGCGGATTTAGTTTTTTTATTAAATAAATTAAATGAGCAATACCCTATACATCAAAGTGTTTACAACATAGATACATACTTTGAGTATCGCATAGCTCAATATCAACAATCAAAACCACATTTAACTAAAAAAGAAATCGAAAAATTACAAAATGACAAAAACTAAAATTCCTACATTGCAAGATGCAATGATGACGCACTATAAACGTTATAAAAACGGTCAGGAAAGTGCTGAACAGTACCTAAGACTATTGAAACAATGTATAGCTATTTTAGGTAATAAAAAGATTAGTCAGATTACATCTAGGGATGTAACTAAACTAATAGATTATGGTAAAAACGTAGAAAAAAACATAAATGATACTATAAATATGCGTACAAGTTATCTAAAATCTACGCTAAAAACTATGGCAGAAGAGGGTTTTGCTGTAAGTGTTAGTTTTCCTAGAAATTTACCAAAAACTAAAAGAGTAATACCACACTTAAATGATGATGATGTAATACAACTATGGAATAAATGTAAGGATCTAGGTTTTGTAGAACATTTAGATATATTCCAGGTACTTTTAGAACTAGGATGTAGATCAGGTGAACTGTTAGGTGTAAAAAAAAGAGATATAGACTTTAAACATAATCAGATATTGTTTGAAAAACGTAAATGCAATAATCCTATTGCTGTACCTATGACTGATAAGTGCATGAATATTATTAGTTTGTATGCTGAATGGAAAGAAGATGAAGAATATATATTTCCTTATAACTGGTTTTGGTTAGATAAAGCCTGGACTAAAGTTAGAACTGATCTTAATAAAGCTAGTGATAGCACTTACACAATACATATATTGCGTCATACTGCTATAAAAAGGATGATTATGAAAGGCATACCGATACCTATTGTAAGTAAATGGGTAGGTCATAATAAATTAGAACAAACTATGGCATATGCTCACTTTGCACCTGACGATTTACATAAATATGTAGAGGTGATGAACAAATGAAATTTACAGATAGTCAAATTTATTTTATTAATGATTCTATTAGAAGAGCATTAAGAGAAGAAGAAAAATTTATAAAATACTGGACAGATTTAGCACAAAAAGAAAATGATTTAGAAAAGAAAAGAAATTATAGTAAATCAACTGAATACTGTATTAAAAGAATAGAAGAGCTAGAAATATTAAGAGATAAGATTAATGAACTATAAAAAACAAATAGAACTAGAAAATAGTATGGTCGATTTAGGTATAAGTCGATTAAATAAAATAAGGGAAACTAACAAAAAAAAAGGTAAGGAAAGTGAAAATGACTACAGTAGAGGCATAATTTTTTGTGGAATAGAAAAGGTAACAAAAAAATTAAAAACGTTTATACATTATGCAACGTCAGGTAAAGCTGGTCGTAAATCTAAAGTAGCTTACTTACTTAGTGAGTTTGATGATTTGTATGTAGTTAGTTTTATAGCTATGAAAGTTATTTTAGATGGTGCAACAAACTGGAATAATAGAACATTTAATGCAGTAGCTATGCAAATAGGTACTAGATTAGAAGATGAATTAAGGTTTTGTTTTTATGAAAAGTGTGATAAAAAATATTTTCATGCAATAAAACATCATTTAAAAGATACCAGGCATTTGCGTTATAGACGTAGAGTTTTGATGCACCATATGAATAAAGCAAATCATTTTTTTGATTCTTGGAAACAAGAAGATAAAGTACGCATTGGTGCAAAATTAATTGAGATTATAGAATCATCTATTAAACTTACAACTACAGTTGTTAAGAAAAATGGATCTACAAAAAACAGCAACAAGTATATAACCTTAACTGATAATGCTATTAAATGGATAAACAACCAAAAGTTAAATAAAAATATTGCTGTACCTTACTATCAACCTTGCATTATAAAACCTGTTAAATGGACTAATCCTTATGATGGTGGTTATCATACACCACGTTTATCTAAGTTAGATATTGTAAAAACAAAAGACAAAAACTATTTACATAAATTAATGGAAGCAAATCCAGTAGATTTTTATAATGCTGTAAATGCTTTGCAAGATGTTGGATGGATTATAAATAAAGACATACTAGATATAGCAATGCAGTTGTTTAATAACGATAGTGATATTTTTAATTGTGTGTTATTGCCATTACCACCTAAACCAGAAGATATAGATACAAATAAAGTAGCAAGAGATAAGTGGAGATATGAAGCTGCAAAGGTGCATGATTACAATGCAAGCATAAAATCTAAACGACTACTTATATTATCAATAATAAATACTGCTGAAAAATATAAACAATATACTTTCTATCATTGTTACCAGGCAGATTTTCGTGGCAGGTTATATTGCGTTACACCACATTTAAATCCTCAAGGGCATGATCTAGCAAGATCTCTACATTTGTTTGCTGATGCTGTACCACTAAGTTATACAGACTACAGCATGAAGTGGTTTCAAGTAGCAGGTTATAACTTATGGACTAATGAAGGTGCATCTTTTATGGAAAGAAGTGCATGGGTAAGAAATACTGGTAGTAGATATGCAAAACAAATAGCAGAAGATCCTGTAGGTAATGTAAGTTTATGGAGCAAAGCAAATAAACCATTTCAGTTTCTTGCCTGGTGTTTAGAATATAAAAAGTATATGGATGATAGTAATTATAAAACTGGTTTACCAATACATTTAGATGGTACTAATAATGCTTATCAACATATTGCTTGCCTTACAAAAGATGAAAAATTAGCTACTGCTACTAACCTTACAAAAAATGATAGGCAAGATTTATACACTATGGTCTTAGAAAGATTAAGAATTAACCTACATCAAATGTCTATGTATAGGTACGAAGATACACGTAAATGCAAAGACTTATTAAAAGATAAGAACCTTAATAGAGATAGGATAAAAAAACCAATACTTATGATCCCTTACGGTGGTACGGATTTTGGAATAATAAACTATCTAGAAAAACAAAAATGGAATCATAATATAACTAATAATCATCTTAATTTTTTAGTAAAACAAATAAGAACTGCACTAGATCAAATATTTCCAAGCTGTAAATATGTCATGGATTATCTAAAAGAAAGTCAAGCTACAACATGGACTACACCATCTGGATTTATAGTAGAGCAAAATTATTTTATTAAAGAATCTAAACAGGTAAGAACTAAATTTAATGAGTCTAGTTTATGGTTATGTTATACATATGACACAAGAAAATTAGATAAAAAAAAAATTAAGAACAGTATTACTGCAAACTTTGTACATAGTTATGATGCAGCAAATGTGCATTTAGCTTTGTCTTATGTATATAAACAGAAAGGTTACAAAAGTCTTGTAACTATACATGATAGTTTTGCAGCTAACGTGCAAGAAATAGAACCTTTTATAAAACAAGTAAAGAAAAATTTAGCTTCAATATATACTTGGTCAAATAAATGTGAACTATACAACAACCTACAACCTATAGGAAACTTTGATATAAATCATATCATTGATGCACCATATGTATTTAGTTAAAGACATTACTAGACACTAAATATATTGACGGTAATATACTAGAACGTCTATAAGACGTTTTTCAAAATAAATCCAAAGACATTCAATGGCAAGCAAATCACCAACTTTAATGTTGACAACTCCCTATGCAAACTTAACTTATGCATGGCTACATAAACCAGAACCTAAGTATGGTTACTATCAATTAACACTTGTATTTAAACCTGATGATGTATTTACACCATCTGACTTAGGATTACCAGGTACAGAACCTATAAATTCTAGTGCGTTTATGTTAGATAAGTTAGAAGGATATAAAACAAAATGGAAAGAACAACTGCAAAATGAAAATCCAAGTAAAAAATTTACCTGGTCTAGAGATAAAGAAGGTAATCCGAAAGAGTATTGGAAAACAACTGAGCAGGGTTTAGAGGTTTATTGCAAAATGCCTAGTGGCAAGCGAACAAATAAACAAGGTGCTGAGTTTGAATTACCACCACCAAAATTTGCTGAACAAGTAGGTGATACTGTTGTATTTTTAAACAAAGAAGAATCAGCTAAATACGATAAGCTATCACCAGAATCTAGAGGTCAGGCATATCTACGCATACAAGGTTTTGATCTTGATGAAGTAGGCATGAGAATACAACCTGTATCAGTAATTGTAAGAAGTTATGTACCTTATGATGGTGTAGCAACACCACAAGATATGGGTTTCTTACCTACAAAACAACCTGCACCGCCAAGTAGTTGGGAAGAACAAACAGGACTTCCAGCAGAGAAAACAACTACAGCAAGTGCAAGTGATTGGTAACAAATACAAAAGCAAGTTTGAAAAAGAATTTGCAGCTACATTAACAAAAAAGAAAATTGTATTTACCTATGAATCACTATCCATTGATTATGAAATCGTTTACAGCTATAAGCCTGACTTTATCCTCAACAATTTTATTGTGGAAACGAAAGGCTATTTTTCCTCTGATGACCGCAGACACCATCTTGCAATTAAGAAGAAACGACCCGACTTAGACATTAGATTTTGTTTTCAAAATAGTAAAAACAAATTGTCTAAAGCTAAAAACTCTATCTCGTATGCCGATTGGTGTACGAGACATGGGTTTCTCTACTGCGACAAATTTATCCCCTCTGAATGGTATGCCTAAATTTCCTCTTCCTCCAAATCCAAAACCAGGTTGTCTTATGTTTGATGACATTAGGTCTGTTTATGTTGCTTTTAATGGTAAAGAATGGATTGACATTTACCTTTATGAATACAAAACCAGAGAATCTCTTGAACGAGTTATATATGGAAAAGATCTATAGTTATGACAAGCAAGTATGTAAAAAAAACTGAGTGTCCGCAATGTAAATCAAAAGATAACTTAGCTTGGTTTGATGATGGTCATGCTCATTGTTTCTCTATTGACTGTGACTATAGATATTACCCAAATAAAAAAACTGAAAAAAAATTTTCTCCAAAAATAGAACCACAACCTGTATTTAAAAAAGAAGTGAAACTATTACCTGTTACATACACCGATCTACCTGCAAGAGGAATCACTAAAGAGACTTGCGAACTATTTAAGTATGGAGTAAGTGTATTTAAAGGTCAGCAATGTCAGGTAGCTACATATCAAAACAGTCAAGGTGTAGATGTTGCTCAACATATTAGGTTTGCAAATAAAAAATTTGTATGGATAGGTGATATAAAACAAGTGCAGTTATTTGGACAAATAAATTGCAGAATACAAAATACAGGTGATATGTTTTTGTCTATTTTTGAAGGCGAGATTGATTGTATGGCAGCAAGTCAAATTTTTAATCATCGTTTTCCCTGCGTATCAGTTCCTTCTGGTGTACAGTCAGCAGCAAAATACTTGGCAAAAGAATATGATTTTATAAATAAATTTTGCAGGTCAGTTATTTGTTTTGACAATGATAAGGCAGGTGAACTAGGTAGCGAAAAAGCATTACAAGTATTGCCTAAAGGTAAAGCTGCAATAGCAAGATTACCTGATGATATAAATGACGTTAATGATTTGTTAGTTGCAAAACGTGGTGATGAACTAAAAGATATATTATGGAAAGCTCAACCATGTAGAACAGATCATATAATAAATGCTGCTGATGCTTGGGATTTATTTAGTAAAGAAACAAGTAAACCTATTTGTGATTATCCATATCCAGAACTAAATAAATTTACAGGTGGTTTGTTCCCAACGCAAATGGTATCTATAGCAGCAGGTAGTGGTGCAGGTAAATCTACATTGTGCGGAGAGTTTGCTAGTCACTTTCTAAAAAGTGGTCTAAAGGTAGGTTATATAGCGTTAGAAGAATCAGTACAAAGATCTCTTATGAGACTTGTATCTATAGATCTAAATACACCATTACATTTAAATCAACACGCTATAGATAAGAGTGCTATAAAAGCTGCATTTGATAAGCTAACAGGTACAAGAAATTTATTTTTATATAATCATTTTGGCAGTATAGAACCTGATATATTACTATCGCAAATAAGAAACTTAGCCACTACAGATGGTGTAGATGTGGTGATACTAGACCATATATCTATAGTTGTTTCTGGCATAGAAAATAATGATGAACGTAAATCACTAGATATTTTATCAACAAAACTACGTAGTCTCATAGAAGAAACTAATATCTGTTTGCTTGTAGTAACTCACTTACGCAGACCTGATGGCAAAGGACATGAAGAAGGTGCAGAAGTAAGTTTACGTGATTTTCGTGGATCTCATGGACTTGTACAAATGTCAGATCTTTGCATATCGCTAGTTAGAAATCAGTTGTCAAACTCTGCTGATGAAAGGTCACAATTACAAATGAAGATACTGAAATCAAGACATACAGGCATGACAGGAGAAGTGGATAAACTACTTTATGATGCTGAGACTTCCAGACTAAGAGCATACCCTAACTATTTTTAATTATGACCTTACTTATAGATGCAGACTATCTAATTTATTCTTCTTGTTGTGCTTGTGAGCATGACATAAGGTTTGATGTGCATAACCATAATTTAATTATGGATGAACGAGAAGCTATGAGCATGATAGATTTTAAAGTTAAGCACTATCAAAATATATTAGATACAGAAGGTTATAAAGGTAGTAGTGATGTAGTTATGTGCTTTACAGATTATCCTACGTTTAGACATGAAATATTTACAGAATACAAAATCAATAGAATATCTAAAAGAAAACCATTAGGTTTAGGTGCTGTTATAAAAGAAGTAAAAAATAATTATGAGTCAGTTAGTTACCCTAATTTAGAAGGTGATGACGTATTAGGTTTACTTAGTACAAACAATAAATATGATAATCCTGT